CATACACCTCCTGCTCGCTGTCGTACTCGCGCAGGTGAAACACCGATCCACCATCGAAGCGCTGCTCATCCTGCGCGCCTGTCGGCGTGCGTGCGATGAACCAGTAGTCGACAAGGTCATCCGCGCGCCGCGTGTGCAGCGATGGCATGTGCTCCAGCCGCAGCGGCGCGCCGAGCCGGTTGTCGATCCGTCGCAGATACCCGTTCCCGTAGATCAGGAAGTCGAGTGCGTACGCGCCGAACGCCGAGCGCGACAGGAGCTTCGACGGCTGAAACATCTCCATCAGGAGGTTCCGTTTGAAGAAGATCGGCGACGAGTGATGCACCGCCGCCCGGAAGGTCTTCGCGAGTTCCGCGAAGCTCACCGGCGGCTCGTACCAGCGCCCGTTACTGGCGCACGAGAGATAGTCGAAGAGCCACGTCCGCCGCTCCAGAACCGTCTCCGGCTCGCCGAAAGAGAACACCTCCGGCGCCGTGGCCGTCGTCGCGTCGTTCATCAGAAAAACTCCATCACGCTGTTGCGCACGTCGCCCGTCTCGGCCTCCATCGGCTCGCCCGAGAGCGCGTGCATGATTGCCCACGCGATATCCGCGTGGCTCGTGTCTTCGGACCGGCCGGCGCGGAAGGTCACGTACTGGCCCGACGGCGTCAGCACCTTCTTAATCGCCATGAACGCGCTGACCACCTCGCGCTCCTTCGCGTCCATCTTCAGTCGCCCGGCGTTGATGACGCTCTGCGCCTTCAGCACCAGGCGCACCTTCCCGTTCAGGTCGTAGCGGATCGAGCGCGCGAGCGGAAACCACGGCTTCACCAGCTGATAGACCGCCTCGCCGTAGCCGCCCGTCGTGTCGATCGCAATGTCCTGCACGTTGAAGCGCCGGCAGGTCTCGCGGATCGCGTCGGCCTGCGTCTGGTACTGCGCGCCAGAAAACTGCATGCGCTCGATGAGCCGGAAGTCGCCACCGGGTTCGGCCGGTGGCGCCACGACCGCGAGCGCCGAGTTGTCGCCCGTGAGCGCCGCGTCGAACCCGATCCAGACCGGCACATCCGCGAGCGGTCGTTCTGCGAACGGCCGCAGGTCCCGCCACGCCTCCCAGCTATCCACGAGACACCGCTGCAACGCCGCGAACGGAAACGCCGACTGCGACGCGTCCATGAACAGGCACATCAGCAGGTTGTTGTATTCCTCCTCGCTGTATTCGAGCCGCAGCTGCGCGAGGTCGAAGAGATCGCAGCCGCCCGCGAGCGCATCCTCCACCGTCACGATCTGCCGCCACTGCCCGTCCTCGCACAGCCGCCCGCCGCCAAGTGCCGCGTGCGAGATGTCGAGCTTTACGTGGTCACGCTTCGCGCGGCCGCGGTTGAAGAGCTGCCCCGACCAGAACTGATACGCCTCGTGGTCGACCGACGACGGCGTCGAAAAGTAGGTCTGGCGCCACTGCTTGTGCATCGCCATGCCGCTCGCCACCTTGCGGAGTTCGAGAAAGCGGCCGACCCAGAAGTACTCGTCGAAATACAGGTTCCCGTGGTACGACTGCGCCGTCCGGCTGCTCGTGCCTAGGAAGTAGAGCTGCGCATCGTTCGGCAGCTTGATGACGTCCCCGCGCAGTGTGATGCCAGTGACATCCTTGAAGAAATCGACGATGTACTGCTTGAACACGTGCGCCTGGGCGCGCGAGGCGGACAGGAAGATCTGGTTGCGCCCTGTCTTCAGTGCATCGACGAGCGCCTCGCGCGCGAAGAACCACGTCGCGCCGATCTGGCGGCTCTTCAGGATGTCGCGGATCCGATGCACTTGGCCCGCCTCGTACCACACGCGCTGATAGTCGAAGATCGAGTCGAGGAACGCTTCCTCCACCTTCGCCGCGGCGTCCTCTACGTCGAACCCGCCGCGCCGCTTCTTCGGCACCGCGTTGCGCCGCTCGATGTTCGGATTCAGGTCGCTCTCGCGCCCGCTCACTGAGTACTTGCCCACGCGCGCAAAGCGCTCGATCTGGCGCCCCAGAAAATCCGCGCGCTTCAGATCCGCGCCGCTCGGACGCGGCTTCGCAATCAGCGACAGATACTCGGTCTCGATCGTGCGTTCGCAACGCACGATCGGCGCCGTCTCGTCCCACCGGTCGCGGCGCCGCCACGAATAGATCGTGTTCGGCTTCACCGCGAATTCTTCGGCGATCATCACCACCGTCCAGCCCTGCCAATAGAGCAGGGCCGCGCGCCGGCGCGGATCGAATTCGGGCTTCATCAGGACGGTAGGCATCGGCATGCGCCGCAGTCTGCACGCGCGCCCGCGTGCCTCGCGCCGGGCCCCGAACGTGCCGCGCCGCTGCACAACAAACGCGCATTGCGACTGCATCCGTGCCTGCGGTTTGATCGGCGCATGCCGAACGCACCGAAGTTCTTTCAGGTCGCCACCGAAGGCGCGACGATCGACGGACGCGAGATCAAGCGCGCTTGGCTCGAAGAGGCCGCCGCGCACTACGACCCGCGCCTCTATGCCGCGCGCATTAACCTCGAACACCTGACGAGCTACTTCCCCGACTCCACGTTCCGTCAGTACGGCGACGTGCTCGCGCTGCGCGCCGAAGAGATCAAGGCCGGCCCGCTCACGGGCCGCATGGCGCTCTTCGCGCAGATCGCGCCGCTGCCCGAGCTGAAGGCGATCACCCAGCAAAACCAGAAGCTCTTCACCTCGATCGAGGTGTACGAAAACTTCGCCGGCACCGGTCACGCCTACGTCACGGCGATTGCCGTCACCGACACGCCCGCGAGCCTCGGCACCGAACGCCTGCAGTTCAGCGCCCAACACGGCGGCCTCTTCTCCGCGCCCGCCGAAATCGACAACCCGTTTCTCGCCAGCGCTGCGCCGGCGGACAGCAAGGATGACGCTTACATGAAGAAGGAAGACTTCATCGCCGGCCTGAAGGCGATCTTCGCCCCCGTCGACAAGACCGAAGGCACGAACACCCCCGAGAACAACCCCGCGCCCTCCGGCGCCACCGACAGCGTCGCGCCAGAGCTCGAAGCCCTGTCCAGCGCACTCGGCGCGCTCAAGGAAGGCCAGGACAAGGCCGCCGCCGACAACAAGGCTGCGCTCGACAAGCTCGCCGCCGACTTCGCCACGCTCAAGGGCGCGCACGACGCACTCGTCGAAAAGCTCGCGCAGGAACCCGCCGGCGCTGCGCGCAAGCCCGCTACCGGCGCCGCGTCCGACCTGCCGGACGTGATGTAAGCGCGCGCCCTCAGCCCCGACAAAGGAATCCGACTCCATGCAAAAACTCACGCGCCAGAAGTTCGAAGCCGCCTCCGCGCACGTCGCCGCGCTCAACGGTGTGTCCAGCGCCGCGAGCTTCTTCACCGTCGAGCCGACGATCCAGCAGCGCATCGAAAACCTCATCCAGGAAAACGACGCCTTCCTCAAGGCGGTCAACTTCCACCTGGTCGACGAACTCAAGGGCGCCAAGGTCGGCATCGGCGTCTCGCGTCCGATTGCCAGCAACACCGACACCAACATCCCCGGCCGCAAGCGCGAAACGCGCGACGTCCACGCGCTCACCGAAGACGGCTACGAATGCCGCAAGAACGACTTCGACACACGCATCAAGTACGAAACGCTCGACGCCTGGGCCAAGTTCCCCGACTTCGCCACGCGCCTGCGCAATGCCATCGTCAAGCGTCAGTCGCTCGACATCCTCATGATGGGCTTCAACGGCCGCCAGTACGCCAAGGACGCCGACTTCACTGCCAACCAGATGCTCGAAGACGTCAACATCGGCTGGCTCCAGAAGATGCGCGAGGCGGGCCCCGAGCACCACGTCGAGTCCGTCGAAGTCGGCGGCGAGAAGGAGATCAAGAACGTCGACGCGCTCGTCATGGACGCCATCCACAGCTACCTCGCGCCGTGGAACCGGCAGGCGCCGGGCCTCGTTGTCGTGTGCTCGCGCCAGTTCCTGCTGCGCAAGTACTACGGCCTCATCAACGTCGTGCAGGCGCCCACCGAACAGGTCGCCGCGAAGATCCTCTCCGCGCGGCATGAAATCGGCGGCCTGCCTCCGGTCACGCCGCCGTACTTCCCCGAGGACGCCTTCCTCATCACCTCGCTCGACAACCTCTCGCGCTACTCGCAGACCAGCGGCCGCCGTCGCTACCTGAAGGAATCGCCCGAGATCAACGCCATCGAGAACTTCGAATCCTCCAACGACGCCTACGTCGTCGAAGACTACGACGCCGCCGTGTTCGTCGAAGGCATCCAGTTCAGCTGAGCGGCGCCCATGAGCACACCTCTCCACCGCCGCCGCCTCGCCGCTGAAGCCGCCACCCGCGCACAGCGCGTGGCCAGCGGCTACGGCGCCGAGCCCACCGCCGGCCACACGCTGCTGCTCGCCAAGCTCGTCGAGGACCGCCGCACGCTCAAGGCAATCAAGTCGATCGAGCAGAAGATCGATGCCAAGCGCCGGATGCTGCCGGACTACGCAGCCTGGTGCGAAGGCGTCCTCGTGGCCGACGCCGGCGGCGAAGACGAGATCGTCACCACCTGCATGGTCTGGCTGATCGACGTAGGCGCATTCGACGCCGCGCTACAGCTCGGCGCCTACTGCCTGCGCCACAACCTCACGCTGCCCGTGCAGTACCAGCGCGACGTCGCCTCGCTCCTCGTCGAGCAGATCAGCGACGCCGCCAAGGCCGCGCGCGACGCACGCACGCCGCTCGACATCGGCGTGCTGCATCGCACGGCCGAACTCACCGACGGCCGCGACATCCACGACCCCATCCGCGCCAAGTTGCACAAGGAAACGGCGCTCCTGCTCGAAGCTGCCGACCTCGATCAGGCCCTGTGGAACCTCAAGCGCGCGCAGGCGCTGAACAACGCCGTCGGCGTGAAGAAAGACATCGAACGCATCGAGCGCGCCATCGCAAAGCGTGCCGACAACTGAGTCTCCCCGCGAGCCGCGCGGCGGGGCGGGGAAGCGCCAGGCGCGCCCTGCGCGGCAACACCCCGCCCCCCACCGCGCACCGAAAGGACCGCCCATGAAATACCGCGCCCGCGCCTACACCAGCGACACCGAAACGCTCTTCGGCATCGAACGCCTGCAGCACGACGGCCGCTACCTCGCGCTCTTCGGCGCCGACGGCAAGCTGCTCACCTTCGCCACCGAAGCCGAACGCAACACCGAACTCGCGCGCCTCAACGGCGACACGCCCGCGCCCGAGAAGAAGCGCAGTGCCAAACAGACCGAGGCGGCCGCCTGACATGAGCTTCATCGCCGCCCAGCCCGCGCCGGCCCAAGGTGCCGAAGCCACCATCCGCAACGCCGCGTTCTGGCCCGACATCGAGCCCGCCGAATGCCGCGACGCGATGCGGCTCGACGGCACCGTCACGGCGGCGCGTCTGCGCGGCGCGCTCGTCGAAGCGATGGCCACCGTCAATGACCAGCTCGCGGACTGGCGCCGCGCGCAGATCGCGGCCGGCAGGCCAACGCTCGCCGACGTCGAAGCCGACGCCATCGACGGCGAATCCGCGCACGTCGCCCGCTACCGCCGCGCCGTCCATTGCACTGCCGCCGCAAGCCTGACCGAGCGCCTGCGCCACTTCGATGCCACCGGCAAGGCGGCCAACGTCCACACGCAGGAACGCATCGACGCCACCGCCGAGGACTACCGGCGCGAAGCGCAGTGGGCCATCCGCGACATCCGCGGCGAGAAGCGCGCGCTGATCGATCTCGTATGACCCGCATCGTCCGCGCCCAACAGAACGACACGCTCGACGCGCTCGTCTTCCGCCACCTCGGCCGCACCGACGGCGGGCTCGTGGAGCAAACGCTCGTACTCAATCGCGGCCTTTCCGCGCGCGGGATCGTGCTCACCGAAGGCATGCCGATCGCACTGCCGGCGGCCACCGACACCACGCGCGCCACATCGCGCACCACCATCCAACTGTGGGATTAAGCCAATGAGCGAACCCATCTCCACTGGCGCCGCAGCGGGCCTCCTGACTGCTGCCGGCCTCGTGCAATTCCTGACCGGCGAGGCCGGCATCGTCTGGGCCGCCTTCGCCGGCGCCACCGTTTTCATGATGAACGCGCACGACGGCTCGCTCGCAAGCCGCCTGCTGCGCATGGCCGTGTCCTTCGTGCTCGGCATCGTCTTCGCCGATTTCACCGCCGCGCTCGTCTCGCGCCTCGTGCCGGGCGCCATCACCGTTCCGCCGAGCTTCGGCGCGGCCATTGCCGCCGCGGGCGCCGTCGGCGTGCTGCGGCTCACCGCGCGCAGTGCCGATGCGCAAGGCACTGTCACCTTCTGGGGAAAAAAGGAATGACCTTCGTCGTCTGGCTCACCGCGCTGCTCTCCATCGCCATCGCGCTGCGGCTCATCGCTTACAACCCGCACGCGGGCGCCCAGCGCCGGCCCGCAATGGCCGTCGTCGCCTGGCTCGCCGCGGCCGCGTGCATGCACGTCGTCGTACGCATCGTCACCGGCCAGCTTGCCGAGATCGACCCCGGCCTCTTCGTCCTCGTGCTGGTCTTCGCCGTCGGCATCTTCATCGCCGGCGGAAACGTCGCGCGGCTCTTCGACACGCGCCCGCGCCAGGCCGATCACCGCCACGCCGCCACCCGCTGACCATGCTCACGCTCGAACAGTTCTGGATGGGCCGCGACCGCAGCTACGCGGCCCAGCTCACCGCCGCCATCCGCGCCGACGCCGCTGAAACCTTGCGCCGCGCCAACCTCCTGCTCACGCGCTTCGCGCACGCCAACCCGGCCAACACCGCCGCGCGCGGCGTCTCGTCCGGCTGGCGTCCGCCCGAGGTCAACGCGGCCACGCCGGGTGCAGCAAAGAAGAGCAACCACATGCTTGGGCGCGCGCTTGACATCGCCGACACCGACGGCGCGCTTGATGGGTGGCTCATGACGCCCGCCGGCCAGATCGCGCTCGCCGACATCGGCCTCTGGCTCGAGCACCCATCGAGCACGCCGCACTGGTGCCACGTCCAGACCGTCCCGCCGGGCTCCGGCCGCAGGGTGTTCTACCCATGATCGCGCGCCTTCCTGCCATCGCCCGCGCCGTCAGGCGCGCAATCGCTGCCGTGCTGCAGCGGCTCTCCGATCCCATCACTGCGCTCGTCTGCATCGGCGTGCTGCTCATCGGCGCCGCGCTCGGCACCCAGCACGCGCGCAACGAGCAACGCCTCGCCGACGCGCGCGCAGCCGAGGCGCACGCACTCGCAGAAGCCGCCCGCACCATCGCCGACGCACAGACCGCCGACCGCGTCGTCACTCAATACGTCGACCGCGTGCGCACCGTCAGCGAAGCCGCCCAAGTCATCACAAAGGAAGTCCCCGTCTATGTTCCGTCCGATGCTTGCACTCTGCCTCCTGGCTTCCGCGTGCTCCACGACGCCGCCGCAGCCGGCACGCTGCCCGAGCCCGCCTACCTTGCTGATGCAGCCCCCGCCGACGCTCAAACCGTTGCCGCCACCGTCGCCGACAACTACGCCACCTGTCACGCCATCCGCGAACAGCTCACCGCGCTCCAGCAGTTCGAGCGCGAGCGCGCCGTAGGAGCGCCCTGATGGACCAGTTCGATCGCGCCCAGGAATTCGACGCCATGCACCGCGACATCGCACTCGCCGAGCACCACCGTCGCGCCGCCGCCGGCCCCGCGCTCACGCACTGCGAGGGCTGCGGCGAGCCCATCCCCGAAGCGCGCGCCGCAGC